TCTTTCTAGCTCTCATTACATATTTGAGAATATTTCCAACACAAACAGCTTCTTTTCCTTTCATATCTTTTGTAACTTCAAAAATAACATCTTTTACTTCAATCCCTAAATCACCAAGCATATAATGTTTTGGAGATTTAACATTATCTATTTCAGAAGTTTCAACAGTTTCTTGAGTTTCATTTTCTAAAATTTTCATTATTCTTTTTTGAACTCTCTCACTAGCTTCTATCTTTCCATTTTCCAAGTGTGATAAATAAGGTTGAGTAACTTCTATTTTCTCAGCGAAATCCTTTTGATCTATATTATTCTTTTCTCTATATTCTTTTATTCTTTTTCCTAAATTCATTTTTTATCCTCCTCAACAGCTAATATATTTCCATAAATTTTAAAATTTACATTATCTCTCGCACAGATATAACTGACTAAATTTTTTGTTAATTCATCAACAGTTTTATCTTCAATTCTTACCACTTCTCCATTTTGTTCAAAAAATACACCATCTTTATTAATTTTTATGTTTAGCATTTTATCCTCCAAAATTATTTTTATAAAAAAGGGATAGATTTTTTTATCGAGGGATAGATAAGGGAGCGATTAAGGGATAGATTTTTTTAGTTTTCCATTGGTATTAAAGAAAAAGTGATAAAAGTGATAGATTTTCACTCTATATCTTTTTTTTTCTTTTATTTATATATTATATATATTTATATATTTTTAATAAAAAAGTATAAATAAATAAATCCCTTCTATCCCTTTCTTTTTATTATCAATACTAAACTATCAACAATCACTCCCTTAATCTATCCCTTAATCTATCCCTTTTTTAATTAATCTATCCCTTTTTTTTCATCATTAAGTTTAATCCAACCATGTGTCTTTTTTCTAATTTTTGTAACACCATTACTTTTATATGTTTCAAATCCAATAGCTTCTAATTTATGAGAGAATCTCTTTTTACTTAATGCACCATAGCCACTTTCATCACAAAAATTTTTGTAACAAACATAAATTTTGGCAAAAGTATTATTTTTGACATCATGTAATATAAAATCTTCTCCATATTCATCAATAAATAATTTAACATTATCTGATTCTGTTAAATATTTATCTGTGAGTTCTTGAACCAATTGACTCTTTGTAAGCTCTCCACCATTAGCTATAATTCTTTTCATTCCATTCAAGCCCCTATTAAGTATTCTTGATTTAGCAGCTGGTGTTGATAGTTTTTGGTCAATTTTCATATCTATAGTTTTTACAACTGCATCACAAGGAAAACATATAACCCTTCTAGCTATTCCACCAGATTTATCTTTGAAGTTTGGCATCTCATTACAAGTAAAAATTAGAGTTGCAACAGATTTCATTTTTATTGGATTTTCATACAATGCTCTACAAAGTATCTCATTTCCTGCAGCGAGAGTTTTTACAGCTCTTGACTTTTCTATAAGTGAAGCATCTATATCATCTCCACAGTTTACAAGTTTTCCATTTATTGCAAATAAGTTTTCAGATCTATCAAATTCTTCCAAAGCTACTGAACTATGTAATTCTCCAACAAAGTTAGATATCATATTTAATGTAGTTGATTTTCCATTTTTTCCACTATTTGCAACAAAGAAAAATACATGATGTGGAAAGCTAGAAGTCATTAGAATATGTCCTAACATTTCTTCAAATAACATAATTAAACTTTTATCATAGTTACAAAACCACTCAATATAATCATCCACATCTTTACATTCTGCATCAGGATCATAAGCTACATCTAAATTAAATGGTGTAAATACTGTATCCATATGTAAGATGTCTGCTCCATCCAATATAAATCCATTGTTTAATTTTATTGGATAATTATTATTGTTAGGCTCGATGTCTGCTATTTTAGTTAATTGATGCAGAAGTTCATTATCCTGTGACTTTTTTAACTTTAAATTCATCTGTTCTAATATTTCTCTTAAAATATTATTTGTTCCATCATTTCCAACATATGTCTTCTTTCCATCTTTATCTTCTTTAAGAAAATAGAATCTACCATTATAAATTTTTAACTGAAACAATTTTTTAACATATTCTGCAACAGCAAATATATCTAATTTCTTATTTCCTTTTTCATCAGAATAATATAATTCTATTTCTTCATTATCTGATTTTTTAAATGCTGATGCTATCGTTGGTCTTAATTCATCATCTGTTAATGGAGTTTTAAACACTTTACTATTTATGAAATCAGCTAATTCTATTATATTTTCTTCAAGTACATTGTTATCTTGCAGTATTTTTATATGCTTATAAATAGCTTGATTTCTTCCATCACCATCATCTAATCCAAATAAATTATATTTAGCAGCTGGGATAGGATATAATGCTATAGGTAAAATAGCTAAATTATCAACTGTGGTATCGTTTAAAATCGTTCTAAGAACTCCATCGACCTTTACCTTAGCTGATGCTTTTTTCTTTCCAAATCCTGTCTTATAATCAACATTTAAACCACAGTAAGTCATAATGTTGATATTGTTATGTAATTTTAATCCATTTGGAATCTTATAGTATAAGTGAGCTCCACGAGTAGTCTTTATTGCTCTGGTTGGATATTTATTTAGTATTTCTTTCCATAAATCATCAACATGATCAAAGTCGACTACTACGACATCTTCTGGAACTAAAAAGGCAGCATCTGATATTTTAGATATGTCATAAACAAAATCATCAAATGATGTTTTGGGTTTGCTTGTCCCAGGTTCTAACTCTATGTATTTTGGTCTAGTTCCCATGATACCACCTTTCTATCTGTGAATTTGTTCTTCTCTATCAGTTTTCTATAATAGTCTAAATCTAAAATACTTTTGTCTAATTTATCAATTTCTTCATTGTGAATATAAACTCTATCTGCTGAATTTGGAATCTTAGAACGTGTCTCAACTTCCTCTTTTATTTTTACTTTATAAATAGAACCATATTCTTTTTTCCAAGTTGCAAATATTCTATTAACTTTTTGTAGTTCAATAGCTTCACCATTTATAACTGTTTCTACATGATGAAATGTTCCACCCATTTTGGCTACTTGCTGAAATGGCATTAAATTATTTTCTTTTATTAAAGATAATATAAATCTATCCACTGGAATATCATCCATGTAATAAGCCTTTAAGGCCATATCTATAATTGTGAGATTATTTTTATCAAAGCTTCCGCCATTATGGTTTGCAAATAATCCTTTTCCTTTTAATTTATAGCCATCTTTTGTCTTAACTTTTAAGATATAATTATTAACATCTCTTTGAGCTATTTTTACAGCATAATCATAATCTAAATTTAATCCATAGTTATTTTCCCATTCTTTGCATAATTCTATAATTTTTGGTAAATCATTATCATCATATGCTAATAAAATTCCATCCGTATTACTTTGGATTATTTTTGAATAATCTTTAAGTGATACTATTAAATCTGTTAATAATAACTGCCCATTTATACAAATATTATTACTCATAACAGGATCATATAAATCATTGAACTCTGATTTTAAAGCTCCAAACGTTCCATTAAGTAGTATTTTATATATTTGTTGCTTATTATCTTTTTTCTTCTTGTATTCCATTCTTGTATCATATAAGTTTTTATATAGTTCGGGATGCTCAGAAGCTCTAGACATAAAATTAAAATTAATAATCATGCTAGGATAATAACTTCCAACATCGACCATTAGCATGTTACCTTCATAGAATAAATTAGGTCTTGCTGCATGTAATCCACCAAAAGCATAAGTATGATCTACTCCACATAAGTTATATATTAAACTTTCTTTTTCTAGTTCTTTAAAATCTTCACCGTCCAGAAACCTTTTTTGAATGTCATCATAAAAATCTAAAATTGGCTGTGGAATATTCTCTTTTCTTAATTTATCAGTTATAGTAAATAACATTCTATCTTTGTTTAACCTTGCTTGTGTTGGTAATTTAGATTTATTACATTGTAAAACTTTAGCTGCAAGGTTTGCCCTTGTTTTTTTAGAATCTAATTTTGATAGATTAAATTCTTTGCAGATGTCAATTTTAGATTCAAAGTAATCTTTTCTGTATTTAAATACTTTCTTTGTAGTCTCTACGTCATGTCTACAATACTTAATTACTTCCATTAATTCAGCATCTGTTAATGATCTATCTAAGTTAAAAGAAATTGGTGTTTCTATTATATTCATACCCATGTTACTCTCTATTTCTTTTAAACTTATCCCAGGTGGAAGCTCTTGCTTAGTGTCATAAGTCGGTAACTGATTAGCTATTTTTTTATAAAAGCTAGTATTTTCTCCATTGATTATAGATTGCGATAGTTTATATACTTCTCCTGGTGTCATATTTCTTGATATTATTCCTGCTAAAATCAAATCATCATAGTTATGATTGTTGAATCCTATCAAGCAATTTATATTTTTCATTGTCTTTTTTAATAGTTCAGGATCATTGTGTATTATTATTTCTTCGTCTTGAGTAGTGATTATGACAACTAACCAATCACACATAAAAACTTCAAAGTCATAAAATCCAACTATATCACTTCTCATTTATTTATCCTCCTTTCATAGAATATTGAGGGAGAGTTCAACTCTCCCTTTTATTTTTTTTCCTATTATTCTTGGAAAATAAACTTGAAGTTTTGGAATTCTTTTTTAGTCGTTAACTCTATAACTACATCTTTTCCAATAAGTTCATCATTTAGTCTTTGCGCTAATGCTACTTCATTTGCAAAGTCTAAAGAAGTTAATGCTTCTCCTGTTAAGTTATAAATTATATTTATAAACTTTTTTAGGTTCATAGCTGCCATTTTTCCACTAAAGTATACATTTGCAAAATACTTTTTATTTTCATTTATTAAATTTACAGTAAATGAAAACCATTGAGTACCTTTTTCATTTTCCTTGTATTCAAGTCCTTCTATAACTCCTTCATAAACTCCATCGGCTACAGAAAAATCTGTTTCCTTATCTCCTGCCTTCCAATCTTGTGCCTCTAATTCTGCCATGATATCTGCTATACTCATTATTTGTTACCTCCATCTTTATTTATGTTATTTGTGTTATTTGTTGTCTTGCTTACATCTTCATTTTTTGTCGATGCTACTTGTTTAATAGCTGGTTTTATCTCGAAAACACCTTTTACTGTTTTTAAGATTCCAAGAATCTTTTTGTCTTTTATATCTTCTTCTTTGTATGCTTCTCTTTTGTTAGTGCATATTCTAATGTAGTTACTTCCAATTTTTTTAGTTTGTATAGAAAAATCACATCTACCCATACAAGCATTTAATTGTTTTTGTCCTAAGCTAGGAGCTTGATACATTGTTTGCCCATTATTTTCAGATTTTTCTATTGAATGAGATATAAATATTACATTCATATTCATTTGTGTTAATTCAATCATTAACTTTTTCCATACAGCATTGAATTTAGCATAGCCTTTTCCAAACGGAATATCTGCTAATGATTCAACTTTTGCTGCTTCACATATATGTATCGTTAACATAGTTTCAATATCATCTATCAAATCTATAATTACAGTCTTATATGTATGTTTTTCAGTTTTTAGAGCTTCTATAACTTCTGCAAACTCTGCAAAGGTTTTAATTGCAACAGATGGAGTATTTACTTTTGTAGCATTTCCATCAGTGTTAATTATTAATGGACTATCAAATTCTCTTGCTAAATAAGTCTTTCCTGACATTGATTCACCCCATATCAAGAAGCTTTTTGGTGTAATGTCTGCTATTTTTGGTTCGTTTACTGGTAATTTAATCATTTTATCCTCCTTATAATCCAAGTGCAGCAAGTGCTGACTTTTTACTATTATCAATATTTTTATTACTTGTTATTTCTTCCTTAATTTCTTCCACTATGTTTTTATCTGCTCTAACTGTGATTTTTACATAGCCTTTTTTGTTACTGATTTTTGTATATTTATCATAAATTTCTGGTAGTTCTTCTTTTAATTTTTTAGAATCAACGTTTTTAGTTGTTGTAGGATTTATTTTTGTGATCATAAGATTATTTGTAACTATTGTTTTAACTCCTACATTGTCCATTAATCCATATAATATTTCTCTTTGCGTTTTAGCTTCTTTTTCCATATCACTAAGTCTAGCTAATTCTTTTTCTAGAACTGATAATTTATTTATAGTGTTGTTATATTCAACCAATCTATCATTGAAATAAAACTCTTCTTCTGTCATCTCTGGATTTTCTTTTAATCTTTCAACATCAATCCAAAATTTCTCTGCTTTAGATAATATTTGTTGTATTAATTTATCGTCTCTTTTTATTTCCATGACTGAAATTCTTTCAGAATCAAAGTCTTGATTGAAATAATCATCAGTGTGTTGAGTTTCATAATCTAATCCACTCCAGAAATTCTCAGGTCTTTTATATTGAACTAGATAACCTTTTTCAACATTGAATTGAAACATATACATTTGCATTTGTAACACATAATCATATACATCTTCATATGTTGTCTTGTCTCCAGCATTGGTTTTAATCTCTAAGAGCAATCCTGCATCTTTATCCAATCCATCACAATTAGATCTAAGTCCTAACTCTTCGTTAATGTTTGTATTTTCTTTAAATTTAAGCTCATAGATACTATTTATATAATCTCTGATTTGTGGTTCTAATAATTGACCATATCTAGTGTATTCATTTCCTTTAAATGCTGCAGGGATTACTCCAGCTTTTTCTCTAGCTAATGTAAAGCAATCTTTGAAAGGACTTACATTAAATAAAGCTGGTAAATCACTTCCACCAAGATATTTATTTCTATTTTCTGTCACATTCTCTCCAGGAGTATGTGATATTAATTTTTCTTGTTCCATTCATATCCTCCTAAATCTTCTAAACTTAATAACTTATCTACAAAGTCTTTTTTGTCATCTAACCTTGTATAAACCTTTTCTTCTATTGTCCCTATTCCAATGTACTTATAAACTGTTACTTTGTTTTTTTGACCTATCCTATAAGCTCTACCAATGGCTTGCTCATAGTCTTGATAACTCCAAGTAGGACTAAAAAATATTACTTCTGAATTATATTGAAGCTCTATCCCTGCCCCTCCCGCTTGAATTTGCACAAGAGTGGTTTTATTTTTTAGATTTTTGAAATCTAAAAAATTAGGTATTCTACTTAGTGATCCACTGACTTCGTAATCTACTTTTATTAATTCCTTTATAGCTTCAGCTTCTTTTTTAAAGTTATAGAAAATTAATATATTACTATCTGTTGATTCTCTAAATTCTTTTAAATATTCTAGTTTTTCATTAAATCCAGCATACTGTCTAAGTCCAGCTATAAATTTTGGAGAGCTATCATACAATTCATCTCCTAAAACTCTATCTTTTTTTATAGTGATGTATTCTTCTCCAGCATCGAAGTATTTTTCTTCAAATACTAAATCTGGTAAATCTATACAGTCATTTTTATTAAGTGCTACACTACTTATAGCCTTCCAGCATTTATCAATGTATTCTGTATTCTTCCAAGCTGCTATTTCATAAAATCCCATGTAGTTCATTTTCTTTATAGCATTAGCTTTTTCATAACTATATCCACTAGCATATATTCCAAATATAGCCATATAGTTTCCTAAATCTTGATAACCATTACTCGCTGGTGTTGCACTTAATAGACAATAACCATAACAAGCCTTGCATAGTTTTAAAGCCAGTTTACTTCTTTGAGATTTCTTATAGTTTTTAATGTAATGACACTCATCAAAAATCAAATAAGTATTTTTATCTCCATCGACATGTTTTAATCTGCCGTAACTAATAACTTCATAATCTATATTTGTTCCATAGTATTTATTGAAATTATTAATTTCTCTATCCCATCCACCTTCTTTAACTTTCTGAGCTGGTGCTATTATAATTAATCTTTTACCTTGTGCATGTTTATAAAAATGATGTATCGATAATATTGTTTTTCCAGTACCTGTTCCAAGTGGATAGATATAGTTTTTTAAACTTTTATCCAGTAAGTCTTTTTGATATTGGTATAGCATCATAGCAACCCACCATCTTTTAATATTTGCCAAAACTCTTCCATATTGTGAGCTACTCCAACCAATCCGCCACTATCTTTTATCTTTTGTATTTGAGCTTTTTGTAACTCTGAAACAATTCCACCATCACTTCTTTTAACTTCTATGGCTACAAATTTACCATTTATACAAGCTATAATGTCAGGTACTCCTGTTTTTTGAAAAGCTCCACCGTGTACTTTAAAATACCAGTGGTTATTTTGTTCCAACCATTTTTTTATTTTATTTTCAACTTGTTTTTCTAGCATTAATGGATCTCCTTTAAACTGCATAATTCCAAAGTTCTTTAATACCCATAGTCAGAGACTCACCCGTCACAATGTTTGATAGAACAGCAATATCTCCGTCTTCTAAAACTAATTCAAAATAATTTCCGTCTATTAAGAACATTTAACCAACTCCTTAACAACCGTTTATTGCCATAGGCATGATTATATAATCTGTGTTATCCTTGCTAAATTTAACAGCACTTCTATTATTTTTTCCTAAAGCAATATTAAATTTATTATCCTTAATCCACTTAAACCACAGATCCACATATTTAAAATCTAAAGCTGTTTTTAAACTAGCTTTTGTATTATCCAGTTCCATAATCTCTAAAAATAATTTGGACTCATCATTTGGATAAGCTTCAACAGATACTTTTCCATTTTCAAAGTTAAAAAATCTAGTAAAATACTCCTTCCCACCTACTGACTTTAACATCTTCCAAACTGTATTTTCAGTAAAATTAATGAGAGGATATGCTTCAGAATGGCTTTCATACTCTAACTCTTCAATTACTTTAGATATGTCAGGAACTTTTATATCCTTCATAGGTTCATACTCAGTAACTTCCATTTCTATCTGAACTGCGATTTTTCCATCCTTTAATACTGCTATAGATGTTGCCTTTTTTAAGTCGTCTAGTATGTCGTATATACTGATAGTATCTGACCCTGGTAACTCTTCATGTGAGTCTTTTACTGTTGCTAGTCTATATGTATCTGTAAAGCCAGCATACTTTCCAGCAACTATCAGTCCTTTAAGTTCTCCAGATTTTGCAATACTTGCAAAATGATTTAAAATTTTTATATCATCTTTTCTTAAAACTAGAACTTGCTTCCCCATATTTTTAGAATTGTATTCAGTTATATTCATTTCTTCTCCTTCCTTAATTCTGCTAACTTAATCCTTATTTTTGCTATATTCAAACCTGTTTTTGTGAGTTCAGCAATTGAACTAATTAACTTGCATTTATTAAGAACTTTTAATTCGTTTCTAGTCACACAGATTAAATTGTCCACATCAAGATTAGTTTTATCTCCGTCAGCGAAGATAATTACAGAGCCTTTTGGAATCTTCTTTTTATGGCGTTCTTCCCAAATTATTCTATGTTTTAAAACCCATTTTCTCGGATCAGCTATTTTTATAAAGGTATAACCATCTATAAGTCTTTCACTTCCAACAGGCTTCCAATTCTTCGGCCTATTCCCTTTTTTGAAAGAAGTTCTGTTAGCTCCCATATACCCCTTCTTCCCCTTATTCCACGGGATAGATCCTTTTTTATAAAGGCAACCTCTTGTTCCAGTGTGGATTTTCTTTCTACTAAGAAGGCTTTTTATTATTTCTGTAGTTACACCTAAATTAAACTTAATGTTGAAAAGCTCCGTTATTTCTTTATATGTTTTCCCTGGAGTAACTTCTTTCAAAAATTCAATCATTTCATCAGTGTATTTTTTCATAATCTACCTTTCACTTAATCCTTCTTTTTACTTTTTAATTTCCAAGCAGCATGTTTTAATTTAACTATTCCTAGCCCTACTTTAGTTAAGTCTGCATCATCTTTTTTTAATCTATGTAAATTAAGTTGTCTCAATTCATTTCTTGATATACAGATTAAATTATCTATATCGAAATTAGATTTATTTCCATCTGCAAAGATGATTACATGATTAGATGGGATTTCTCCGTGAGTTTTTTTCCAAATAACTCTTTGTTTATATTCCCAAAAGTTTGGAGCTTTTGTTTTTACTATAGTGTATCCGTCATTAGTTATGTACTCGCTCCCAACTGGCTTTTCTATCCAAATAACATCTCCATTTTTATCATATCTCCTAGGCTTTACACCTGTTTTAATTCCTTTGTTCCATGCGGAAAAACCTCTTTTAAAACAACCTGCATTATATTTTTCGTATTTGTAATCTACGTTTACCCTCCTTAAGCATTTACTGAAGTAGTTAATGTTTATAGTCTCAACACCATATTTTTCTTTTAAAAGAGTAGCTAATTCTTTTAAAGGTTTTTCACCTTTAAAACTTTTTAGAAAATCAATCATTTCAGCAGTATACTTCATAGATTACCCCTCCAGCATTTCAGGAAGTTTAACATCTGCCCCTTGCATACTGTCTTTTGCCTTTATAGCTTGTAATGCAAGATGTGCATTACCAACTATTGCTGATGCTACACTTACCATTGCTTTTGTCCTTTTCATCTCATTTTCTAAATTTTCTCCTTCTAACTCCTCTTCATTCAATCTTTCCATTTGTGCAAAGAGATAATTGTTTAAATCTGTTAGTGTATTTTTCATAATATCCTCCTATCAAAATACTTTGTTATAAGCAGCTTTCGTTAATCCTTCTGTTTCATCTAAATAAATTTGCGTTGTATCTAATTTTGCATGCCCTAAAAGATTTTTTATGTCTATAATAGACATTCCTTTTTTCCATGCAGTCGTGGCAAAAGTTCTTCTAAATCTGTGTGGGTGAACATTATTAACTCCAGCTTCTCTACCAGCCTGCCTAATCATTATTTCAACTCCGCTAATTTGTAATTTTTTATATGGTTTTAAAAGAGATACGAAAATATGCTTCTCTTTTGTATCTAAATGCTGTCTTTCTTCTAAATATTCTTTAAGATAAAACTCAGCTTCTTCATTGAAATATACAGTTCTGTATTTTCTACCTTTTTCAAAGACTGTTATAGTTTTATCAGAGAAGTTTATGTCATCAAATTTTAGACCACACAGACCACCAACCCTTATTCCGCTGTGTAACAAAAGTTCAAAGATAGCTCTATCTCTTTTATTAGTAAAAACTTTTCTTAATTTTGCCAATTCTGTTGCAGAAAATGCTTTTTTCTTTTCTCTAACTTCATTTATTTTTTTTACCCGAGCCATTGGATTTTTGAGAATAAAGTCGAATTCTTGCAAAAAAGTAAAAAATGAACTTAAATTTCTTCTTAAATTATTCGCTGTCGTAGAAGTAACCTTATCTTTATACATTTTTGACCCTAAAAAGCTTATAACATCATTAGAGGTAACAGTTTGGAAAGGTTTATTTCTTAAAAAAGCATTAAAAATTTCGAGAGTTAAAACATAATATTTTATAGTTCTATCACTTAAATTTTGTACCTTTTTTTGTATAACAAATTGTTTAATTAATTCTAAATTTCCTTGTCCATCGCTTACTACTAAAGCATTTTCATTCTTATGTAAAACACTTCTTAAAATGCTTTCTATTTTAAAAGCTTCATCATCAGAAAAGCTCTTTAATAATTCATATTTAAATTCTGTTATTAAATTTTCTTCCATATCTATTCCTTTCTAAAAAAGCAAATTATTAAAAGTAAACCAACTACCAAATGTCTCCCCTGTTAGTGCATTTTTGTTCTCACATTTAGCAGTAGCTCCAGCAAGAGTTAGTTGTATGTATGCCATTTGTATTGCATTCTCATCTAAATCGCTACAAACAACTAACACATTTTTCTGATAGTTAATTCCTTTTTCTTTCAAAACCGCTAACAATCCTAACAATAAGCAACCTGACCCACACGCTTGATCTGTTATCTTTATTCTGCCTTCTTCTAATTTCTTTATTACATCAGAAACTTGAGTTTCAGCCATCATTTTAGCTAAGTGAAAAGGCGTAAAGAATTGCCCTTTCATTTTGTTATGCACTCCTAGTTGATGATGAATCTTACCTAGATAATCATCAATATTTTTTTCAAAAAGCATTACTAACTCTGCATGACATTCATAAAACATTTGCATAGTTTTAGCTCCATGCTTCTCTTCTAACCTTTTAAATTTATCTTCTCTATCTTCATAGCCTTCTGTATTGCAAGTATTGGCATAAGCATAGAACATAGATTTTATCCAATCAAAAAAGATTTCATCAAAGTTGTACTTTTGATCCGTACTTTGAATCTTCTTTACTATATTGTTTATAGATACATCCGTTTTTTCTTTTTCTTCTTTATATAACTCAGATTCATTTTTAGTCATCTTTTCTTTCCTTCCAGTCCATTTCTTCTGCTTCTTTTTTCTCTCTGTATAACTTAATTGCCATACCTTTTGCACTGTAATTTCTAAGCCCAAGGACTTTTTCACGACTTCTTTTTTTGTAAGCTGCATTTTGCTTTGATTTTTCTCTCCAGTACTGCTTTTCACATACGGCTGAGCAATACTTAACTCTTTTATCTTTTATATCTGTGACATAGACATGAGCTCCACAATGAGCACAAACAAACTCTCTTGGGCAGTCTACATTATCATAAAATT